TCTGGATCATCTTTCAACCATCCATAAAAGGTAGTTCTTCCAACTCCAACTTTCTTACATGCAGTCGTTACCACACCTAGAGATTTCTCTAACGCTTCTATTATTGCTTTTTTATGTTGTTCAGTTTTGTTCATAACTTTATAAAATTGTGTCCTCTTTTTTTGTAACTTGGACTTAATAATTAGGTTTTCATTCTATTCCCATGCGGTGGTAGTTTAAAAGTAAAATACTTGGCATCCAGTCAAGAGATGGCGATCATATCGACCTCACCGCTCTAATCATTAACCCTTCTTTCTTGGAGGGTTATTTTTTCCCCTTTATACATACCAGCTCCGAGCTCATCAATCTTTTTAAAGTCTAGTATCTCTGGCACTATCTTACAGCTTTTATCTATTAAGAGTATATATCTGTTTTGGAATCCTTCAAGAGCTTTAGCTCCTTTGAAGTCATACTTACTATCTCCACGCTTTGCTACTATCTCTCCATTTGCAAGTTGATATATAGTTCCGTTTTTATTTATTTGTGTTAGCTTGAATCCGCTCGCTCTATATATTGTCCCATCTCCGCATTGCGTTGCATCCGAGTAGCTTAATATCCATTTAATCTGCGGTGCATTCTTTTTGATCATTCGGATACTGATTGCTATGCATCTACTCTCTGAATACTTTGGAAGGTAATCATCAAAAGCCATTCTGTTAAGCTCTAGCATCTCATTCCATCTCTTGTTAATATCTGTTTCTCCAGAATCTACTAAAGGAAGAACGTTTCTTTTATCCATTGGACTACCATAGCTCATAACTCCATGCAGTTGATTGTCCAAAAAGCATCCGAAGTGCAAGCTGCTCATATTAACAACCTTTCCAGAATAGTGATGTTTCTTTACAAAAGCATTAGCTATCTTGGAGTTTATGACTTTAACGACTATTTCCTTTGCTCTACCCATTGGCTTACTAATAAATATAATGCGTTTCCATTTGAGTTCTCATTCCCAAATGTTTCAACGTATTTAAACTCCTCTGTTTGTCTTACTTCTTTGATTGCTTCTTTTATGAACTCCACTTGTTTATCTGCAAGCGTATAAGTCTGCTGTTGAAATGGCTCTTTCTCTCCATCTGGAAGTGAGAAAGCATCACTTGTTTCAATGTCATCCATATTTTGCCAATTGTCCATACCCCAATCCTCAAGCTCAACGGAGTTCCATTCATTAGCTAATAAATCCCAATCCCATTCTCCGAAGTTTACATTGTCTTTTACGACAAACTCTCTTTCTTGCATTGGAGTAAGATTATCTGCTTTCATGATCCAGACCTCTTTCAATCCAGCTTCTTTGCAAGCTCTTAATCTCATGTTGCCTCCAAGCACAACCATATCATTGTTCACGACTATTGGGCGAAGCTTAAGCATCTCTGGAAACTCTTTGATGCTTTTAACAAGTTTATGATACTTTGTATCCCTTATGATTCTAGGGTTTTCTGGATTCTTTATTACTTTCTTTATATCAATCAGTTCCATACTTATATATAAATTTTTTCTTATTATTTTAGTATCTCTTCAATCGCTTCTAGTTTCTCTGGAGATAAGCTTGATACTTTTTTAATTATATTAATCTTTGAATCATTCATCAAAGTTTCATGTATCAATGGAAGCTGCTTATTATAAAAGCTATGGTCTAGATAAGTTTCGCATGAATAGATCACTGACCTATGCGTTGTTTTGAATCCATTCTTTGCATATTCTCTAACAATCTCTGTCCACCCCATATTCATAACCTCTCGCATGAATACATTTGCAACGCTTCTCATTTCCACAAGCTCTCTCTTTCTGCTTTGCTCAAATATATCAACTCCTGTTATTTCTCTGATTTGTTCTCCTATATTTTGTAATTTCATTTTATTTATTTTTTTCAATCCATTTCTGTTGTTCATCTCTTAAGAACTCAATCTCTCTCCTCAAATAGTCGGCAGCTTTCTCCAAGTCTCTCAACTCGCTTTCTTTCTTTCCAGCTCTGCATACATACTTGATGATGTTGCCTCTATTGAAGTTAAGATTGTAATCCTTTATAAAGTCAATAACATCATATCCTTTTCCGTTCTCGTAATGTAAATAAGTTGATCTCATATAATAGCATTGTCTAGTTGTTGTATAAGATGTCGTATCTCACTTCTCTCAAACTTTCCAGATATTTCTGCGTTATAAGTTTTGAATGATAGCTGATACATATCTTTCTCCGTATCTCCTTTTTTTTCTTTCTTTCCTAAATAATCAATTTTTAAATTCAATTTCATTTTTTTTAGTTTTTCTTAATTTATTAAATTCCAAAAGGGTTGCATCCATTAAAGGCTTAAATCTTAATATTGATGTCGCTGCTGGATGTTCTATTTTTGCAAGCTTTCCATATTCTTTAAATAAGTAATCCATTGCTTCATAATCATTGAAAGCATTACGAAAACCTATTTTTATCATTTCTCTAACTGCATAAGCTTGTATGTTATTCTTTCCATACTTGTTTACTAAATTAGATATTTTTCTCAAAAGATATAGGGAAAATTTTAAATCTTTTATTTTACATTCTCCTTTTTTAAATTTAGAAACATCTCCTCCCATAAAGAAAAGATGCACAATATTACCAGCAGAAATAGTGTTTGAATTTTTTCTGTAATAATCATAAGCAATTTTATATTGATCATTATCTTTAGCAAATGCTTTTAAATAATCAATAGTTAGCCAAGCTTTATTTCCGTTGTTTAAGTTTATGATTGCATTTAGATGATCCTTCTGTTGTTTAGTATCTACCCAATCAACTATATAAACTGGTACTGTTTTTTGTTTCAATAGCTTTGCACTCTCAACTCTGTGATGTCCTTCAATGATATCTCCATCCTTTGAAACTACTATTGGCATCATCCAGCCAAATTCATTCAGTTTATCTTTGAAGTTTTCTGAATGCTTTAAAAGTAAATCTCTGTTCACTTTAGCTTTTTTTAAATCTTTAATGTTGAAGAAAGGTTTAAATTCTCCTCTTTTAATCTCTGTTGTTTTCATGTTATTTATTTATAGTTTATAATTTATTTTATAATTGTCCAGTTAAGCAATAGTTATCAATATCAGCTCCATCAATAAAGAACTGTTCATATAGCTTGAGAGCTTTCTCTACTTTCTCTTCTCCTCTATGATAAAAGTTTTCAGAGCAGTTAAAGATACCTATGTCAAGACTTCCCTTGTCAAGCACCAAGAAATAAAAGTCCTCATGATTTTTATTAAATAGATTACAGTAAAGATAACATTGCACATCGTAAGAATATTTCTGTGCTGAATAATGAAAGTCTTTAACGCTTGAAGATGATGTCTTTAAATCTACAATTCTATTATCAGCTAGAACATCTGCCTTACCTCTAAACGGTAGTCCTTTAATGTTATCAATTCCAGGAACTTCGAACTCTGCTTTTGTGATCAGTTCCTTTGCATGCTCATTCTTAAAGAAAGCATCTACTAAACGCTCTGCATCACTTCTTTCTTTTGCAGTAAATACTCTTCCAAGCTCCAGCTTTGCCTCTTTGAATTTCTTTGTATTCTTGCTTTGCACTTCAATGAATGTCTGTGCTGCAAATACCGCTGGTTCTAATATAGCGGTGTGGAATAACCACCCATCTCGTAGTGCCTGTGATTCTCCACTTCCATATTCAAGTGAATATTTATAAGTCTTTGGACTTGCAAGGATTTGTTTCAAGCTACTGCTACTTAAAGCTAATTTGTTTAATTCTCCATAATAGAAAGTATCATCATCCATTCTCTTTAGCAGCTTTGCTCTGTCGTATTGCTTCCCATCCAGAAGCGTTATTTTATTCGAGGTCATAATCGTAGCAGTTTTTAGAGCAATAAGTATCCCCATCGGTTTCCTTGTCGCATGTTCTACAATAAGTTGTTTCATCTGGCATATCAATATAATGCATATCGTATTTTTTTAATTCTATTGTTATTGTTTCTATTTGTTTTTTAAGGTCTTGAATTTCTGTATTCTTTCTTGACCTCATCAAGTTATATCTTTTTGTTATAATCTCCAACTCTGTCCTTAATGAATTGGTAAACATTCCAATCTCATTCATTGCTTTAACGCAATTGCGAAGATCTTTGTTTAATGGCTTGGCATCTTTCCACTCCATTATCTTGTCGGCTAACCAATTAAACCAAAGTGTGTAAGCTTGATTGTTAAGTAAATTCATTAGTAACCAAATCCAATCATGAAGCCTAAACAGAAAGTAAGGAAGGCAAGAAATAAAATGGATGCCATCACAATTAATTGTCTTTGCTCTGCTTTTTTAATTTCTTTTAATTCTAACTCTTTTTCAGTTAAAACCTCAATTCTGTTCTTTCTTGTTTGGATATGTAATCCTGTCTTTGTTTTTTTCATTTTGTTATAAATTGAGCAAGCTTTTGATATCTCTCTTGCATTAATAATTTTTCTTTTTGTACTTCATTGAAAGTTATTTCAACTATTGAAGGAAGGTCTCTAAAAAGCTCGTAAGCATGAAAAGTAATAACTCTTCCATCTTCTAGCTCCATATTAACTTCTCCATTGTTTCCTCCCCAGAGAGAAACTGTTTTTTCTACGTATATCTGTTCCATCTTAATTAGTTCTAAAAATAAAGTAATTAGCTCCATCAAAATTACATTCAAGCTCTTCTCCATCATAGGAAGCGAAAGTATGTCCATATCCATCAACAGAACAGTTCTCTGCTGTTTGTTCCCAATCAATAGCTAACCAAGTCGGCGCTTTGATATCGTAGCAATCTTCTGTTATTTCTTTGATGGCTTCCACATAAATATCCCAAATTTCTAAATCATGAATAAATCTATATTCTTGTCCATCAATCTCAATGTAGAAATCTCCTTCTAAATCTGTTAATAATTGCGTTAGCTCTCTTACCTCATCTCTATTAATTGCAAGGTCTAGCTCATCGTAAATAAATTCAAGAACTTCTCTTTGTATTGTTTTCATGTTATGAAGTTTTAAATAATTTGTTTAACTCTTCTCTAATAACATACTGCTCAAACTCTGAACAATCTCCGTAATAATCTTCTCCGAAAAGCTTGTCGGCTAACTGATTTTTTAATTTATTAATGCTTATCATAATAATTGTTATTTGTTAATAATATTCAAATATAACTATTATAATAAGTTTATACAAACTTTTTTTTAAATTATTTTTCTATTTCATTTATATTAATTATTGAAGCATCTTTCTCATCCATTAAATAACAAGGTTTAAGAACTTTCTTTTTAGTCCATAGAGATGAATCTGGACAATAAAAATCTTTCTGCTGGAGCTCTTTTAATTCATTGAGCCAAAATAAATAGTTGCCTTTAGGATCATTAACAAAATAAAGAGCAACCTTTCCAGTTGCTAGGAGTTTATCATACCTATCTTTTTCCAGCATCTTCTGTAAATAATATGCCTTTCTAAAGTTCATGCTCATAACTACCTCAACTCCTTTTGGAGATTTGCCTTCTGCATCATAATCATACCCATCTCCTCTGTGTGTCAGCTCCCATCCATCTGCATTCAACAGCATGATGACAGCTCTTTCCCAATCTTCTACGCTTTTACCCATTAGATAGTTTATTAAGTTGCTCAATCCACTGCACTATCCTTTTTGGACTGCAACTACAAGGCTCATGATATGGATGATTAAAATACTTTGCATGAAGCTCACACAATACTTTAAACTGATCTCTTTTCATTTTACCATTTAATTCCTGGCTAATCTTAAGCCACCTTTCTTTGTCTTTTAATTCCATAAGTCTAAATCTATGTCGTTCCACTCATCCCTTCTTTTATCACAACCGCAGTCTTTTCCTACTGCTTTGCTAATCTTTTTTACTATCCAGTGAATACCAGTGTAATAAGTAAAGTAATACATTAAATCTCCTAACTTCATAACTTATATTTATATAATATTTCTTTTTTTATCAAATAAGCTTTTTTGCTTTTTGTATCTCCTTTGCCTATAAATTCAACCCACTTTAATTTATTCTCTAAAATGCAGTCTTTTATTTTATCCTTTAAAAACCAGTGATAATCATATCCATCAAAAATCACCCAATACTTTGCTTTACTTGTAATCAATGCAGATGGTCTGTTATTAAATTCAATCTCTATAACAATGTTGCCAGTGAATTTACTTTTTTCATCACTCTTCACTTCTACTCCGATTTTTAGCTCTGGGATAAAAATATCATACTCCTTGCAGTATCCATCCTTAATGAAAGCTTTTGGATATTTCTTTTGAATTACCTCCAGGATAACATTCTCATGATATTTCCCTCTTTTTAAATCCCTATTAAAAGTTTCAATCAAAGCTGGTCTTTTATAAATTTCTTTGCGTTAGTATATGTATTGTAAAGAGAATAATAACTGATGTTAGTATCTCTGCTTAATTTAGCAACGCTCTTTCCAGATGCACAAATCTCAAATACTTTTCTGTCATACCAAAACATCTGATTTAAAATGTCATCAATCTTTCCTTTTCTTTTGGCATACTCTACTTCATCAATACCAAGCTCTTCAGCTTGCTTCAACTCATTAATATCTTCCAGATACATTTTTATTTGCTTTGCTTCTTTTTTATAAATGTTTAAATAAATCCCTCTTAATACCTTATAACAGTAATATGTGTTTACTTCTTCTCCATACCAAAGATCAAGTCCTTTCTGCACGTCCAAGTGGAGCTGTATATACATTTCTTGCACGATGTCTTCAGCTACTGATGAATTACACCCAAATGATTTAACAATCTTAATCCAATCTTTATGTTTGTTATAAGCTATTTCAACAAGGGATTTTTTCATACTTCTAATTTATAGTCCACAATAACCAGAATCGCAATCATTGAAGTCATCTTCAAAGAGCTCTGTTTGTTTTAAACTGTTTTTTATATCAATGTATTTCATTCCATTCTTGAAAGTTCGAGATCCATTCCCAGCAGTATCTTCTTGATCTATAAACCATTGAAATTTCTCTGGATGTTTATCACTCATTAATTTTAACAGCACTGGATTCCTGTGAAAGCATCCAATACAGTTGTTCATATATGCAAATCTAACTGGTTTATCTTTCCAGTACTTTTCGATTGAATCTTTATAAATATTGTCATCAATTAAAGGAAAAACTGGCTTTTGCCAAGGAATGTCTGCCCACTTATTTCTTGTACCTCTTTTACCAACTATTTTTTTGTGAGATAAGTTTCCATTTTCATCACATTTCTCAATCATGTTTTTTGCTCTTCTCATTTCATTAGCTCTGAATCCAATACGCATCTCAACTGGATCATTAAAATTTTTATCCCACCAATCAAAAATTGGTTTTAGCTTCATATCTTGAGTGCAGAATCTTTGAGTAACATTAGGTAGGTATTTCATTTTACCTCTTACAATAATCTCATCAAAAGTCTTTCCAGTTACCCAAGATATTTTTTGACCTATGTATTGTTCAAGATCAATCATTGTATATATTATTGTATCATCTTCTAAAGTTCCAATAAATTCAAATCCAAGTTTGTCGCTTACTTCTTGTCTGATTTTTTTATCTGGGAACATGCAGTTTTTATCACTTGTTCTTACAAGAGCAAAAACATTATATTCTGCTTTATAATTAGCAGCAATATAACTAGAAGTTTTACCTCCACTTAAGCTGTTTACAGTAATCATACTTCTAATTTTTTTGGCACATAGTATTCCAATGGGTCATATATTTCTCCAACAACGAATGGTAGTCCGTATTCATTTATGCTAAAGCTAAACGTTTCAAAAGCATATCCTCTTGACCTTTTACAGCTCACTGTTATCCAATCCTTGTTTACTGTATTTGCTTCGAGCTGGATTTGACTCTCCGTTTTTTTCTCGAGGAAACTACCAAGGTGTCCTGTGGGTTTGTCGCTTCCATAATTAGAATGAATCACTGTAATTATATGACAGTTAAATTTAGCACTCCATTCCATGATTTTTTGAACACATAAATTGCTTTCTTCCAAGTTGTTTACATCACTGACCAAGTCTGCAATCCCATCAATTACAACAACTCCATTCTTATCTTCATTTTCTTTTAAGCAAAACTCAATGAACTGCATTCTCTGTTTATAATTAACTGTTCTTAAAGCATAGGTTTGGTAGCATCCAGGATCTTTCATGTTAGCCATATCAAGCACTCGTTTAAATACACGCTGTGAATGCCAGTGTCCTTGCTCTGTATCAAAATGAATTAAGCACCTTCCCTCTCTATGTCCTAAAATCTTACCTCCAAAATTATTACCTCCGCTTAAATAAACCGAAGCAAGAAGAGTAATAAAAAATGTTTTCTTTGTCTTTGGTGGAGCTTGCACGAATGAAAAGTTACCGTAAGTTCCGATTGGTATTGGAAAAGTTATCTCTCCAGCTTTAGTTTGTATTGTCTTTTTTCCCAAGCTTAATGCTGTTGGAGGATAATCAAGAACTTCAGTGGTATCCACCGAGCATTCCTCTTTGATCATTTCCATTAGCATCCGCTCTGTTGTTTCTTCTTCTGTCATATTGTTATATTTGTTATCAATAAATATATAAAAAAAAAGGAGAGCCGAAGCCCTCCTCTAAATTAAAATGGTAAATCTGCAGCTTCTTCAGTGGAAGCTTCAACTTTTGGAGCATTATCTCGCTCTGCGTTTACTATGCTTCCGTTATTCCAAACGACCTTTCCATTGCCGAGATAAGTTTTCTTTTTCTTGGCTTCTCTTTCCTCTTGTGTTTGACTAACATAGATACCAGTATTATTACCGTATCGTGTTTCGTCATTTACTGACATTGTAAGGTTTATATACACCTTGCCATTAGCAGCTGATACAAACTTCTCTTTTGGCAATGCTGCCACGTCTAAACTAAAATTAATTAATGCACTCATATTTATTTATTTATAGGGTTTTATATTCTGTTTTCGGTTTCTTGAAACTTTCGCTTTCATCCTCTCCGAATACACCGAGTTCATAAAAGCCAGTTAGTTTCAAAACTGCTCTACTCATTGCACGCTTCTCTGCCATTTCTGGAACATACCACGAGTTTGTGTTTCCATCTTTGTAATTAGCTCCTTTCAAAGCACTACCAAAGGTTTCAATTTTCTTTCCATCTTTCTCCGCATGAGCTTTAAATACTGCGTAATTAGGCTCACATCTTATAACTTCAAAATTAACTCTCATTTGCTCAAGAGCTTGTATCTTGTCAATACCTTGTCTTGTTATGATTGTATAGTGTTGATGTTTGAAAAAATCGTCTTTTGTTAAATTATACTTTTTGTATAACTCTGTTAATTTTTCTTTGTTCATTGTTTTATCGGTTTTAATTCTAATAATTTAGTTAAAGTTTCTGTGTCTAAATTTTCATAAACTTCATAAAGTTTTTTACGATACATTGAAGGCTCATGTGTATATACACCGCTATTTAAAAATCCAATGTTTCTATAAATAGAAGTATCTAATAAAGTAATTTTGTTTATTAATGTTTCTTTATTCATTCCTCTTCTTTTATTAGTTCGTTAATTTCTACCAATGCTTCTAAAAATTCTACTCTTGATTCAAGAGCTTTGATTCTAGCATTTAAATAGTCTACTTGCGATGGAGATGATGCTCTCCTTACATCTTCTGTATGTGTCATAACTATTCTGTAAAATAATCAAAAGGACTGTTAATCCACCCACAAAAACTTCTCAAATCCATAATAGTCCCATACTTAAGTTCTGTTACAAATTCTTCTTTTTCTAAATTTTCAACTAGATTTTCAATCAAATCTGGATACTGCAAATTAGCTTTGCTTAATTTATCCGCATAAACTGGATGTAATCGTTCAAATAAATTCATATTGTTATTGTTATTAAGTTAATATTATCTCAAATTTATAAAAAATATTTTAATTATTCATAATTTATTACAAAAAAAACCACCTATTAAGGTGGCTCTTTCCGAGTTGGTTAACTCAAATGATAACAAATAACAAAGATTTTATCTTCATTCAAATATAGTTAATAAAATAAAAAAGGTATTTAAAATGCTAAAGAGTTATTAACATTTAAAAGTTTTGGATCTTTTTAAGATCATCAAGTTTAGTCTTAAAATCCTGGAATACTTCTAACCACTCTGGGTCTGTAAGCTTAAGAACTCCTCTTGATAATGTGAGAAGCTCTTGACTTAACTCCTCTCCTAGCTTTAAGCTGTATTCGTATTGTCTACCATATTCAAAGCGATTGCATTTACGACACTGTGCATGTACGTTTCTTTCATCATATCTAGTTATAAGATGTTGCCTTGATATAAAATGACCAGCATCTGTTTCTGAAAAGTGAACTTGCTTTCCACATGAAACACAAGAGCAATATCCAGATTCATTGTCTGCATCTCTTCTTCTTATATATTCATGAAAAACCTTGTCAATCTTATTCTTCCAATATTTTAGAGTTTTCTTTTTTGGCATAAGATTACATTTCCGAAGTCAGATATTTATTTATAAATTTATTTATATTTTTTTAGAAATATATGTATCTATATAATTGGAAAACATTTTTTTATAATAAATAGTTCAAATTTATATATTATTTTTTAAATATAAAACAAAAAATTTATTTTTTCCAATGTTTAGTAATTTTTTCTGCTGATCTCATTCCGAAGTATCCACCATAGACCAACAATAAAAGCGAAGATAAAAGGTCAATCCAATTAGAATCAATCTTAAAACCATCTAAAGAACTGTCAAGAATTATATATATAAATAAGGTAAGAGTTAAAAAAGCTAAAGATAATGGTCTTATATTTTTAGAAAGCCAGGAATCGCTATTCATGTCAGCAGACCAACGCTTCGTTGTTTCTTGCATCTCAATCATGTCGTACTTAAGCTCTTCCAGGAGCATTTGTTTGTCAATCTCTGAAAGCTCTTTATTTCCTTTAATCTTATCAGCTAAAACTTTTAATTGATCAATGCCAGTTATATTTCCAGCAACAGCTAGAAGCTCTGGAGCTACATCTTTCCCTTGTTTAACTAACCAACGAAGAGCATCTCCTACTCTCGTTGTTCCATTCTTTTTCTTGTAATCACCCATTCCACCTAGCTTTCGTTTTTCTTATATCATAGTGAGTAAAGGTATCATAGCTTCCAACTCCACCTTGCAAGAGCTCTCCCATATCAATTAAGTCATTAATGATAACAACAACCTCTGCTGGCTTTAAACTTTCAATAGTAATATCTGCTGCTTTACCCAATAAGTGCTGGCTTCTGCTACTTCCTCCACATTTGCGATTATGATCTTCACATCTATAAGCACTGTTTACAGTAATTGCTCTTCCAGTATAATCTCTTAATTTTTGAAGCTGTCCAGAAAGCTTGATCACATTCTCATAAACTTCAAGAGGCATGTTGCAACCACATGAACAATTAAATTCATGAATTTTAAAGTTCTTTGTCATTCTTTTTTTTGGTTTCATGTATCTTTTGCACAGTATAAACAATAGAAGCCAGTAAAAGAATAATCTTCAAACTGTTCTCAACGTGCGTAAAGCTAATCCCCAAAGAAATAGCATTAAAAAACGCTACTCTTAAATCACTTACAGTCATAGCATCAATCCCTTTAGAAAGTTATTCCATTTAGCTATTAAGTAAAACTGTAAAGCCTCAATCTTGTCTGCTATGTATCTTAATCCTTTTACCATTATAATTTAAATTTTTGATAGTCCACACCATAAAAACTGTGTACTCCGTTACCATCTGCTATTGCTACCGCACTTGACTTCCATCCATAAGGATGCTCTGCTTTTATTACATTGCCTTCTTCGTCAATAGTATCTGTAATTCGCCAAGCTACATCCAAATGGTACTTGTCGCTTAATACTGGTGCTTTAATTTCATTGCCCTCTGCGTCGTATTCTCCTTGCTCTAAAACAATATGTCCTAGTTTAACAATAGCGTGTGAGTGAGTTGGGTACTCATTTCCATCTTCGTCTGTTTCTACTCCTAAAGCCTTTATTTTAGCTTCAGCAGTCTTTTGGTCTTTAAATTGATATTTTCCTATGCACATTTTATATTGTTGTTAATTTTTGTAATTCCTCATCACTCAACGCTTCTTTAAATACTGCAACGGATTTAACGTTTCCGCAAAAATCATCATTACCTGCTCCATTATCAAAAGCTAATTCAGTTAATCCTATTGGAGCATTACCACTTGTGTCTATTGATACTTCTGTTCCGTTTACATACATTTTAAAATCATTAGCTTTGTAGCTTACTGCTATTTTCAGAAAATCAGTTGCATCAGTTAAAACATTGTTGTAATTAAAAACAGTTGTACCGCCTGACTTTACATTGCCTACAAT